GCCATCAAATGAGGTGCTAAGTAGCAAGTAGCCTCGCACAGCATCATCTTGCAAGACAACCGCCTCGCGATTTACATTTGCCAATGCCCAAATTCGTTTTCCGCCTTTGATTGCTCCAGCAACTTCTAACGTAAATCCAGCTGATTGAACCAAAGTGTTAAAGAAATTTAAAACTTCCGCAGGTTGATGAACTTTATAACGATCTGTAACAACACCTAATGGTTTATGAGTGTCACTGCGATAAAGAACTTTTTGATTGTCAATTTCTTTGTATGTTTGTGTATCCCAGCTAAACGCAATTGGTGCAATTTTTGCTTCCCAATCAAGCCCTGCCTCTTTGCGCCACACATCAATGGATGCGTCTGGTGTAAGTTGTTGACCAAGACCGTGCCACGGTTTGGAGTCTGCATAAGCAATTTCTGCTTTTCCTGTAATGCTGTTGTTTTCAATAAGATGTGCCATTTTTTTTCCTTAAATATTTGTCTTAGATTGTTGCCACCATTGGCTTTTTGATGCGTACATATTTATGAATTTGTTTAAATCAGCTTCCAGTTTTTTTACTGGCAGACCACAATGTTTGTATCCTTTTAGAATTGATTGGTAATATGATTCCATTGGTGGATAGTACTCACCATCATTCATGTAATAAATTAAAGCATCAATTTCTCCAGTTTTAATTTGAATTTCAGCAACATCCCGTCCATACAAACGTGGATAACCCTCATACCTATCAAGAGCCAATAAACAATCATCAGTAATTTCCCAAAGCCCAACCAGCACAGAAGAATGAAGATTCCATTCAATATCAGCAACACCTCTAAAGACCAATTGATAATCTTTAAGGATTCCTGTTTGAATAAATTTAGCTTGTGGACATCGAATAGCCATTTGTTCGTGATTTAAATTACTGCCATATGCCGCATACATCATTAGACATTTCCAATCTTTAAAAAGTTGTGCTTTGCCATGTCAATTAAAAAGACTTCTGCGCTAGTCATACGGACGTCTACGCCATCTAAATGCTTGGCCCGTGCAACGACCCCTCGCATATATTGTTCGTTGCTCTTGCCAACAGTGAAGATGCCAGCATCGCGCATTCTTGATACAGCCTCATCGCTAGTACGTCCTGTATAGACTTTGCCGTCAATTGTGATAATCATTGTGGTCATTTTTAATCCTTATGCTGCTATTGCCAATTTTTCACGGCGCGCTTTAAAAAATGCTTTGTCTTTTGCGTTAGGCAACACATTCAACAAATTGTCAAATTTGTCTGCGCCAATTTTCCGGATTGTTTTAGCTGTAATTGCGGATTGCACAAATCCACCAACTAGCTTTACCCAATTCGTGATTTTTGTTGCATCAATTGTTCCTTGGTGTTGGCGAAACTCAATAGTTCCATGCCGTTGCAAAGATTCCAAATTCAATTTGTGGTAACGGCTCGTGGAAAATCCATCGCTATTCATGGCGTAGGCAACTCCTGCCCGGTTTTGCGCTGCATCAATTGCAGCAAATGCCGCATCAAGATTTTGAAATTTGCAACGCAAACCTGCTGCCCATCGATTATTTCTACGGCTCGGCGTAACTAATGCATCAAAACAAGATTCGTATTTCATCCACATTTTGCTGACACGTTTTAAGCCGTTAACATCAATGTCACGGGCGTCAATGTGTACGTGCAATCCGCAGCTTGTGTTAACTTTAGCATTCAACAGCTTCAACACTTGGCAAACAATTTCAATTTGCATCAAACCGTTGTCACCTTCAAGGATTGGGCTAACTAATTCAAAAGTGTTATAGCCTTGGAGACTGCCATCGCTTACAATTTTCCAGTGTCCACGTGTGTCATGGTTGTAACCTTCAACAACGCACAAAATGCCAGCGGCATTGATAGCTGCTGCAAGCTGGGTTTTGTCTACGTTGTAAGCTTCAATCTCAACACCAAATTTGCGGTTCATAGTAGCTTCCTTAAAAAGACCCCTTGTAAATTTGTGGGGCATGGCTAGATTATAAGCCAACTTATAAGGCAAAATAGACTCAAAGCAAAAAAAAACAGTCTTTTTTCTAGGTACTTTCCCTAATACAAACAAGATATAAGCCATGTTACACTTGTCTATGAACACAGAAACCGCAATCCAACTAGCTGGCAGTACGAAAGCACTTGCAGAACTTTTAGGCATTACAAGACCTGCAATTTACCAATGGAAAAGTCAAGTGCCGTTGTTGAGGTTGTATCAATTGAAAGCATTGAAACCTGAGTGGTTTTTAAGTTAAGTTGTGAAACACGGATAGGTGCGAAGTCATGAGCGCACTGAAAAGCGAGCCTCCCCGTCTGCCGTTGTTTCCTTTTGTGGAGGACAGATGGAGAAAAGATGCACTACTACCAATGGAATATTGGAGACTATGCAAGCCACACACAAAGACTGTCTTTGTTGGAAGACTTGGCATACAGGCGACTTTTAGATGATTACTATTTGCATGAACGTCCGTTAAACACTGGTGTTGCAGCCGTTGCTAGACAGATTGGAATGAAAGAACACATTGCAGAAGTGCAATTTATCCTTGAATCTTTTTTTCAACTTGTTGAAGATGGTTGGATAAACAAACGTGCAGACATTGAAATTGCACATTACAAAGCAAAAGTAGAACAGGCGTCTAAGGCTGGTAAAGCGTCTGCTGAACGTCGGAGCAACGTCCGTTCAACTGAGGTTCAACCAACCAATAACCAAGAACCAATAACCAATAACCAATTAATACCAGTAGCTAAAGCTACTTTGTCCACAGCAAAGCTGATGGCCTGTCCGCAAGAGGAGATTTTGAAACTTTGGGCAAAGCATCTGCCACACCTTGCACAGCCAAGAAGTTGGGAGGGTACTCGCAGAGCCAACACCAAGCAACGGTGGAACCAAGCCAGCAGACCAAGCGCATACAGCCCTGAAGGCTACCAGACTGAGGCCGATGGCATCAGGTGGTGGAATAGCTTTTTTTGCTACATTGCCCGAGACACCAGTTTGTCAAACGGGTTTGAGACAGCAGGGAGAACGTGGCGGCCTGATCTGGAATGGGTAATGAATGCCACTAACTTTCAAAAAATCATAGACGGAAAGTACACAAAATGAGTTTTGCTAAACCAGAATCAAAAAGCAACAATGACGGTCCAAGCCTGTTTTGCAGTGTAAACGGATGCGGGTCTTTGTGGTCAGTACGCTTGGAAGGATCGTCACCTAAGTGCAGTCGCCATCAATGGGGAGCGAAGCCAAAAAATGAAGGAACACTAAGTTATAAGCAATGGGCAGATAGACAAAACTTGTCAAAGCCAGTTGCCGATTGGTACAAACAACCTGATCAACAGAAAGATTGGTAATGAATTACTTTGAAGCGCATCAATTGCTAGATGAAACCCGTGATGGACAACCTCACTCTGAAGTTAGTGTTACTGCCGCACTTACTCTCACAGGAGACATTGATCCAGACGTATGCAGAAATGGCTTGGGCTGGGGGCGATCAAGCATTGAAAGACGGACGCCGAGATTATTTATTGCGCCGATTCACACAATTGGATCAACAGATGCCGGGAATTAAAGATGCAATTATTCAAAGAATTAAGGAAATTAAATTAAATGAGATACGCAGCGAGAGTTGATAAAAATCAAGAAAAAATTGTTGCAACACTTAGGAATGCTGGCGCTTACGTTTGGATCATTGGGCTACCTGTTGATCTTTTGGTTGGCTACAAAGGCAAAACGTTTTTGGTTGAAGTCAAAGATGGCCCTAAAAAGCGGTTAACAGCCTTACAAGACGATTTCTTTAACAATTGGTCTGGTAGCACGTTGGTAAGAGTTAATGGCTGTGATGCCGCTTTACAAATGATTGGAGTTTTAAAATGAAAGTAGCTGTGTGGGAACCTGTACAGGCTCACAAAGAAATGATGACCGTAATCTGGCCGACACTTAAATCAATGCTAATGGCTGGTCATCGAATGACCATTGAAATCAAGCAAAGCAAAAGAAGCGTGGAACAAAACGCAATGTTTCACAGCATTATTGACAAAATTAGCAAAGCAATGCGCGAAGCAGGAAGCACATGGACACCGGATGATTGGAAAAGATTGTTGATTGATCAATGGGCGCATGACACAAACCGCAAGATCGGCAAAGTCTGCCCGAGTCTGGATGGAGAGCGAGTAGTTCAGCTAGGGCTGCAAAGCCACAAATTCACAACAACAGAAAGCAGTGAATTTATTGAATTTTTGCTGGCATGGTCAGCAGATAAGAGCATTGATGTTTCCTAAACACGTTTATGTCAGAGACAAAGCGTTGCTCAAAAAAGTAGCGCAATTGAATTGCCAACATTGCGGAAGCGGTGAAATGGTGCAAGCAGCACATAGCAATTGGGGTGGCGGCAAAGGACGGGGAATCAAAGCTGATGACAATTTAGTGGCTGCTTTGTGTTTAAAGTGCCATTGGGAAATAGATCAAGGTGCTAAACTAACTAAACAAGATCGGCAAAAAATGTGGCAAGCTGCTCATGAAAAGACAATAAAGGCGTTAAATGATTGAAATTCAATACAAAAAAACTGAGGATTTAATTCCTTATGCTCGCAATAGTCGCACACATAGCGCAGATCAAATTGCACAAATAGCAGCGTCAATTACAGAATTTGGTTGGACTAATCCTATTTTAATTGATGGTGAAAACGGCATCATTGCTGGTCATGGTCGAGTTTTAGCAGCGCACAAACTTGGTGAAACAGAAGTGCCAACTATTGAACTTGGGCACATGGATGACACGCAAAAACGAGCATACATCATTGCGGATAACAAACTGGCATTGAATGCTGGGTGGGACAATGAAATGCTGGAATTAGAAATTCAAAAATTAAAAGATGTTGGTTTTGACATAAATTTACTTGGATTTGCACCGTTTGAACTTCTTGATTCAAACAAAGAAGATGAAGAACAGCCCAAAGACGTTAATTTTACAATTCAATACAATATCATTTTTGATCACGAAGAACAACAAAATGATTGGTATGAATTTATCAAAAGGTTAAAAGACCAATATCCTGATGCAGAAACAGTTGCCGAAAGGTTGCAATTGTTTTTAAGGGGTCATGGTTATGTCACGCGCTAAAAAGTACATTGATATTGATGTTTTGACAGCAGCAAAACAACGTATTAACCATTTAATTGATGCGTTTGATACGTTGGCAGTTATGTTTTCTGGTGGCAAAGATTCTTTGGTGGTGCTTCACCTTGTCAAAGAAGTCTACAAAGAGCGCGGCATTACTAAGCCAGTTCATGTTGTCTTTAGAGATGAAGAATTGATACCAATGGAAGTCATTGATTTTGTCAACAAATATCGTAATGAGCCTTGGATAAAAATGATATGGTTTGCTGTCCCGTTGCAATCTACTAAATATGTCTTAGGTGTTTGCTACAACTATGTGCAATGGGACAAAAATCGTAAATGGGTGCGAAAAATGCCTGAATGGGCGGTATCAACTCCACTTGATGACAAACAAGTCTTTGATCAATACAGCATGGATTCCTATGCCGCAAAGTATTACAAAGGCAAAGTGGCGTTTTTAACAGGTATCCGTTCTAGCGAATCTATCATGCGGTTTCGTGCATCTGTTAACAAACTTAATGAAAATTACATCAATGCGGTTGAATCAACAGACAGGGTAAAACTGTGCAAACCAATCTACGATTGGGAAGAAAATGATGTGTTCCGTTATTTTTATGATCGCAACATAGCGTATTGCAAAATTTACGATCAACAAATGTGGGCTGGTCAAGCAATGCGGGTTTCAACTCCATTACACGCTGAAAGTTCTAAGCGATTTAATAAAATTAAGTTAAGCGCACCAGAAATGTACAGCAATCTTATAGAAATTTTTCCTGAAATGTTGGCTCATGAACGATATTACAGTGAACTTGATAGGGATGGAATTAAACAACGTTACGGGCAATCATATGAAGGTGTTTTAGCTTGGATTGAAGAAAACATAGAAGAAGAAAGCCAACACAAAAAAGCCATTCAAAGATACAACAGCGTAATGCACAGAGCATCAAGATTTCCTAATGCTTACCCGCCCAAGCATTTGCTCAATGCTTTTATGAGTGGCGCATACAAACGTGAAATTCTGCCAATTAAAGACCCAACCAAATGATTAAAGACCCAATTGACCGCATTGAATGGCGTGAAGCCGCAAGTTTAAATGCAAACGATTACAACCCAAACGTTGTTTTTACTCCAGAATTGAAATTGTTAGAACGAAGCATTTTGAAAACTGGCTGGGTACAACCAATTCTTATTACAAAAAACGGCACAATCATTGATGGTTTTCATAGGCATCGTTTAGCGCAAGACAGCCCTAAATTGCGTGAAAAATACAAAAGCAAAGTTCCATGTGCAGTAATGGAAATTAGCGACATTGAAGCAATGGTAGTCACAATTCGAATGAACCGCGCAAAAGGTAGTCACGTTGCTGTGCGAATGTCAGAGATTGTTCGCAATTTAATAGACAACATGGGTGTATTGCCTGAAGAATTGGCGCAAGACATTGGCGCAACCAAAGCAGAAATTGACCTGTTGTATCAAGATGGCGTGTTTAAAATGAAAAACATCAAAA